CCGCAACTCCCGCAATCCGAGTTAAGAGAGGGGAAGGATGCAGCAGCCGACGATCACGATGAGTCAAGTTGACGCGCTTGTGCCCTACGCACGCAATGCGCGCCAGCATAGCGAGGCGCAGATCGCGCAGATCGCCGCGTCGATCCGCGAGTTTGGGTGGACGAACCCGATTTTGACCGACGGCGAGCGCGGCGTGATTGCAGGGCATGGTCGCTTGGCGGCAGCGCGCAAGCTTGGCATCACGCAGGTTCCGACGATTGAGCTTGCGCACTTGAGCAAAGCGCAGCGGCGCGCGCTTGTCCTTGCCGACAACAAACTGGCGCTGTCTGCAAGTTGGGACGACAGTCTGCTTGCGGCTGAATTTGAGGAGTTGGAACTCGAGGGCTACGACCTCGCATTTACAGGCTTCGCCGAGGAAGAGGTGCGCGCGCTGCGCACCACGAGCACGCAAGGATTGACCGATCCCGACGAGGTGCCCGAGCCACCGCTAGAACCGATCACGAAGCCTGGAGACTTGTGGCTGCTTGGCGACCATCGGCTCCTGTGCGGCGACGCGACGAAGGCTGAGGACGTGGAGCGGCTGATGGCAGGGGACGAACCGTTCGTCATGGTTACGGACCCGCCGTATGGTGTAAAGCTCGACCTGTCTTGGAGGGATAAAGCGCTCGCCGACAAGGCTATGGGTCCTGCAAACAGGAACGTGGTCGCAAACGACGACCGGGCGGACTGGACTGAAGTCTGGCAGCGGTTTCCTGGAGACGTTGCCTACGTCTGGCACGCTGACAAGTTTTCTGATGTTGTGATGCAAAGTCTGCGGGAAGCTGGGTTTGAGATTTGCCAGCAGCTAATTTGGAACAAGTCAGTGATGGTCATGGGAAGAAGCGACTACCACTTCAAGCACGAACCATGCTGGTACGCCGTCAAGAAGGGACGCCAGCATCGATGGACCGGCGACCGCAAGCAGACAACCGTCATCGATGCCAAAAGCCCCAACCACATCATGTCTGGGTCCGACGAAGAAAAGACCGAGCATCCAACGCAGAAGCCGGTGGAGTGCATGGCCTATCTAATGAAGAACCACGACGGTTCCGTCTACGACCCATTCCTCGGCTCAGGCACCACGCTGATCGCTGCCGAGCAACTAGGCCGCAAGTGCTACGGGATGGAAATCAGTCCGCAGTATTGCGACGTCATCGTTAAGCGCTGGGAAAACTTTACCGGCAAGAAAGCGAGGCTTGAAAATGGCAATCCATAAACTACCGCGCGAAGTTCACGTAGTGCACGGCACAAAGTCCAAAGCGATGAATATCGGCGTAGCGCTCCCTGACAAAGTTAAAGCGCGCATTCCGTTTGCGACGTATGCCAACGACCCGCAGGCGTTTACGCGCGAGCGCTTCGTCAAGGACACGGCCGACTATCTGTTCGAGGTGTACGGCATTGGCTCGGAGCAGGATCAGCACGCGCTGTTGATGCTGGCTGATCAGATGCAAATCTACGTCCATGCGCGCGCGCTTGTGGACAAGCACCCGCTTGTGATCAAGATCAACGCCGGCGCAACGCCGGCACCAAACCCTTACATTGCGATTGCAGACCGCGCGATGCACAACGCGATCTCGCTCATGAATGAACTTGGGCTTACGCCTAAGTCACGGCTCACGGCAAGCAAAGTCGATGAGGTGTCGCCTTACGCAGAACTGCTCAAGGGCTACTCTCGCGCATGACGCACCAGGACGGGCTGGCCTACGCCAAAGCAGTCGCCAAAGGACAGACGCCCGCCTGCCGCAACGTGCGCCTCGCGTGCAAGCGGTTCTTGGCGCAACTGCACGCCAAGCAATCGGATTGGGAATTTGACGGTCGCGCGGTCGATCATTTTCTGTCCTTTGCCTCAACGATGAAGCACGTCAAGGGGCCGTGGGCGGGCTCGAAAGTAGCGCTGCAACCGTTCCAGGTGTTGATTGCCTGCGCAATCTACGGCTTCTGGCACCGCGAGCAGCGCGTGCGGCGCATGACGCAAGACGTGGTCGTGTTTATTCCGCGCAAGTCCGGCAAAAGCACGTTGATTGCGATGATTGCAATCTATGAGTTGCTGTTCGGCGAGCGCGGTGCTGAGGTGTTCACGCTTGCAACCAACCGCGACCAAGCGCAGATTGTGTTTCAAGCCGCAAGCGGGTTGATCAGCACCCTGCCGAGCGATTTGCAGCGGCGCTACAACGTCGGCAAACACCAAATCACGCGCGTGGGCGACAGCCAGACGGTGTTCAAAGCGCTGAGCCGCGAAACAAAAAAAACCGGCGATGGGCTTAATCCATCGTGCGCGATCATCGACGAGGCTGCGCAGATTGTGGATCGCAACGCCATCGAGGTGGTGCACTCGGGGATGGTGGCGCGCGTCAATCCGCTTCGCATCTACATCTCGACGGCGAGCTTTACGAAAGACACCAAGTTTTACGAAGACCTGCAGATGATGGAAAACATGCTGCGGGGCGATGCGCCCGACAACCCGCGCTGGTTCGGGCTCCTTTACAGCCTGGACACGATTGACGATTGGCGCGACCGCGCAACATGGGCCAAAGCCAACCCGATGCACGGCATCTCGGTGTTTGAGGACGCGATTGCGCAGCGCGCCGAAGAGGCGAAGTTAAAGCCTGCCGCGCTCAACGAGTTTTTGTGCAAGACCCTGAACGTTTTCACAAGCGCGCAGTCTGCGTGGCTTGACCGCGAACACTGGGACCGCTCGGTGGGTTTGAGCGAGCGCACGCCCGAGCGCGTGTTTGTGGGCTTTGACCTGGCAGCCACGCGCGATTTGAACGCCGTCTGCACGCTCCTGCGGTTTAGCGAGCATGACTTCGAGGCGCACTTCCAGTTCTTTTTGCCCGAGGCTGCGCTTGCGCTGATTCCGATGCACTACGCGGACATTTTCCGCGTTGCAGTCGCAAGCGGGATTCTCAAGGTCACTGAAGGCAACGTGATGGACGACCGAGAAATCTGTGATTACATTGTGGGGCAATGGCAACGGTACGACGTTGCCGAGGTGGGTTACGACGCCTATAATGCTGCAAGCCTTGTGGCGCGGCTGCACGATCACGGCATCCCAATTAAAAAAGTAGGGCAGGCGATGGCGGTTTTGAGCAACCCGAGCAAACACGTCGAGAAGCTTATTTTGTCGGAGCGCATCAAGCACGACGGCAACCCGTTCTTAGGTTGGCAACTCTCCAACTGCGAAGTGTTCGAGGACGTGCAGGGCAACATCAAAGTGCGCAAAAACGACGCAGACAAAGCAGCCAAAGTTGACGGCATCATCGCGCTCATCATTGCGATGCACTGCGCGCTCGACAACCCAACAATGTCCGATTCCTGGGGTTTTCGCACGTTTTAAGGGGCAAAAACATGAGCATCTTCGCGCGATTCATGGGCAAACGCCGGCAAAACGAGGCCAATACGCTGTTTGGCGACACAGTGTTGGGCAACAACATCCTGCAGCTGGCGCGCAACCGCACTTTTGGCAGCAACCAGATCCTGTATGTGACCACTTCTGCGTCGACCAACGCAGGTCGCACGATCAACATGGACACGCTCAGCCGCAACTCGACGGTGATGTCAGCCGTCGGCGTCAAAGCACGTGCGCTGGCGCAGTTGCCAGTACGCATGTTGTGCGAAGACGAAAGCGGGACGCGCGTCGATGCCTTGACGTCTCCTGGTGTTTCGGAGCGCGAGCGCGAAAAGGCGCGCAGTGTTGCGCGTTTGCTGGTCAAGCCCAATAACTTCCAGAGCGGTTATGAGTTTTGGTACCAGTGGCTCATGTGGCATGAGCTAAGCGGCGAAGCTTTTGTCGTGCTTTGGCGGCGCGATCAAGACAGCACAACGCAAACGCCGCTCGAAATGTACGTGCTCGATTCAACGCTCATTACCTCGCGCATCACCGCGACGCGCTACCCGCAGTACGTGTTGAGCACCGACACGTATGGTTTTAACCGCGATCAACCGCTGCAAGCGCATCAGGTGTTGCATGTCCGCGACGCAGGCTGGCAGGGGCAAAGCGGTTTCAACAAGGGCATTTTGGCGGTCGAGTTGATCGCGCTCGACCAGGACATCGACATCTACGCGAACTACGTCATGTCGAACGGCGCCAAACCGAGCGGCATGTTTACGACCTCACAGAGCATCCCGGACCTTAAGTACAAGGAGATCGCCGCGCGGCTCAAGGAGGCGTGGAGCAACATGCTGGGCGGCCAAGCCCTTGATTCTTCACGGCCGGGGCAGTCGATGCTGCTCGATCAGGGCATGAAGTATGAGCCGATCAACATGCTCACGCTGCAGGATGCCGACGCTGCGCGGCTCAAGGAACAGACGATGAAGCGCATCTGTGGGCTCTTTGGCGTGCCCTCGTCCATGATTGGTGTTGGTGAGGGGAAATATAACAATACCCAGACGATGCTCGATGAGTTCTATAAATCGACGATGGCACCTCTCTTGACAAATCTGCAGCAAAAGTTAAAGATCTCGCTGCTTGAAGGTTTCCCGAGGCTGCACGTTGAGTTTGCTACCGATCAGTTTTTGAAGGGCTCACCGCCAGACCAGATGAACTACGCGGTTGCAGGAGTCAAAGCCGGCATCATGACGCCCAACGAAGCACGCGTGTACTTAGGCTATCCCATGCGCGAAGGCGCAGATGCGCTTGTTGCAGACAGCAAGGACGCCGAGCCCATCCCGGGCACAAGCCCGCAAGACACCGGCGGCGGCGGCAATCTGCGCGTGATTGGTCGCACTGGACAGGCGGGCAGGGTATGAGCGCGCTTGAGATGCTGCGCAAGTGGATCGAGGCTGCCCGCAAGCGCGTGCCGGTGCCCATCGTCGTCGAGGACAAGCATGCAAATCGTTGAGTGTCTGCTCGAAGCGCAAGTTGCACTGGGCCGCTCGGCCGATGAGGCAACGCAAGGGCGCCTGGAAGCGATGGTCACGACCTGGGGACCGCGTGAGGGCATGGACGGCAGGCGCTTTTACTACACACCGGCGCCTTTTGAGGCGTGGTACGAAAACTTTCAGCAGGTCGGCCGGCCGTTGCCGATGTACTTCCAGCATAACGCGACCTCGATGCCCGTCGGGCAGTGGACCGAGTTTGAGTTTTTGGACGAGGGCATGATGGGGCGCGGCCAGTTGTACACCGCAACCACTGCAGGGCGCGACCTGTACCAGATCATGAAAGAAGCCCCGCGCATGATTGGCGGCGTTTCCGTAGGCGCTTATGCCGATGAGTTTGCGATGGTTGACGCCGAAGGTGCGCCGTACCAGATGCGCGGGCAGGACGACATAGAAGGCTACTTCCAGATCGTCAAGGGCGGCCTCATGGAAGTGTCGATCGTGATGCAGCCCAACAACGCGCAAGCGCAAATCAACCGTCTTGAGTCTGCGCAACGGATTAAAAAAGCGCAAGCCGAAGCTGCTCTCCTGCAGCACTTGACGCTTGCCGAAGTTTCTCGCCACCTCTCCGAACGACTGAAAAGGGCATGCCATGCTTGACCAAGTCATTACAAAACTCGATGCGATTGAGTCGCAAACCGTGCAACGCGTGGTCGATGAAACGACCGCAGTGCGCTCACACGTTGAGGCGCAACTCAACCAAGTGCGCCTCGAGGTTGCCGACAAAGTCGGCGCGCTCGAGGCCAAGGTTGCGGCGATTGGACCAGCGCTGATTAGGCCGCCGAGCAAAAGCGTCACGCAAGACGTCAACCGACGCGTACTTGAGTCGCTGCGCGATTTTGTCAAGCAGGGTCGCGTGATCGAGCAGGAACTGCGGATTTTTACGGACGAATCCGAGGCGATTGCCTTTAAATTGGAAGCCTCGACGTTGACCGGCAGCGGCTTCAACATCGGCGGCCGCACGGCCTACGATCCGATGTTCCACGCCGCGCGCTTGGCAAACCCGATGCGCGGCGTTTGCCGTGAGGTAGCGACGGATGCGAGCGCTTACCAATTCCGGGTCAAAACCGGCAATGCAGGCGCGGCGTGGGGCTACGCAATCCAGAACAACGGTGCAGCCACAACGGTCGGCACAGCGATCTGGCAAGTCACGATGAAAGATCTCAACGTGCAGTTCCCGATTCGCACTGCAGCGCTTGACGATATTGATGGGCTCGAGCCGAACGTCGTGGGCGACATGACGCTTGAGTTTTCGCAAACCGAAGCGCAGTCGATGATCCAGAATAACGACCAGGCAGGCAGCACGACAACCAGCACCGGCGCAACCGACGGGCTGCGTGGACTTGACTCCTATCCTGGACAAGCTGCGACCTACACCGGCGGTGCCGTCACCGCGTCGAGTTTTGGCTCGTCCGGCACTGCAACCAGCGACGGGGTGCACAACCTTGCAACCTACGACCAACTGACGACGAACGCGAACACTGTGGCGGCGAACAACATCAGCTACAAAGACGTTGTCAACTTGATTTATAGCCTGCCGCAGCAGTACTGGACACCGACCACTGCGTTTGCGATCAACCCGATTCTGTTGCAAGCGATCCGTGGCCTGGTGGACAACCAGGCCCGGCCGATCTATGTCGATGCGCTTGCGCGTACCGACGGCATCGTCGGCCAGTTGTTGGGCTTCAACGTTGTGGTCAACGCCTACCTGGACAACCCAAGCCAGCCCTCTACCGCAGCCGCAGGCACCGCATCGCGGTATCCGATGTACTTTGCCGACTGGCAGCAGTACTTCACGATTGTCGACCGGCTGACGATGATTCTAAGGCGCTACGATCAGACGCTCCCAGGTTCGATCACGTTCTATGGCGAAAAACGCTTAGCCACAAGCGTGCGCGATCCAAACGCTGGCGTGCGCTTTCGCTCCACCGGCACCGCAGCAGCTTAAGGTCTCCAACCTTTGGGCCGG